AATGCCAGTGAGTAATGCACCATTACCAATAAAATAGTTGCCAGAGATATTACCAGTTGCAGACAATGATGTCAGAACACCAACTGAAGTAATATTTGGTTGTGCGTTGGCGTAAACAGTTCTAGCAACCAATGCATTGGCCACTTGTCCAGAAACATTGGCGCCCGGAATAGTTGTAAGCCCTGCACCTGATCCTACAAATTGTCCTGTGGTTGTGATGTTGCCAACTACATCCAAATACAATAAATCATCTACAACTTGCAGACTTGAATACAGCACATTGGAACTCAACGTGGTTCCTGTGAGAGCAGCCGCAGAAATGTTTGTTGCTGTGATTCCAGTTAACAGAGCACCATTACCAATAAAATAGTTGGCAGAGACATTGGCTGCTGTGGTGATGTTTCCAGCAGCACTCATAGTGCCCAGGCTGCGTAAATTGTTACCAGTGATTGTGTTACCAGTGATGTTGCCCGCTGCACTTACGACACCACTGGTGGCGATATTGCCCCCGGTAATATTTGAGGTGGTTATGACTGGCCCAGTGAGACTGACCAAATTCCCAGTGTAAGTGGGCAAAAATGCAGCCACATTTGAATCATTATAACTGGAGTTGGCGACTATGCCCGTGAGCAAGGCACCGTTGCCAACAAAATAATCACCATAAATGTATTGAAACGTTTTGCCCGGGGCTCCAAGATCATATACCCCGGATGTGCCAGGTACAATGGTACTGTTGGCCTGTATGTCGCCGATACCATTGCCGGCTAGAGTAAGACCTAGGTTAGTAACTGTGGTTGTGACTATGTTGCCGGAGATTTTTATGTTGGTGCCAACTGGACCAGCAGCCCAAATCTGTGTGAAATTGTCGTTTACCGCAGTAAACGCTTGACGCAAAGGCTCGCCGGTTCCATCGTTGGCATTTGCCCCCACATCTATTATTTGTTGCGTCATAGGTGAACTCTATCCTCTGGGGTATTTAGCTAAATCGCTGTGTGCAGATTTTTGGCTAAATTTTTCCAGTGGCCGCGCGATGTTGAAATTCTGCCAGGGTGATGTGTGCCAAGTTGGGTACACCCAAGAGTTCTCGGATTTCTGCTGTGGTATCTCCTACCACTCTAAAGAAGCTGACCTTGCGATGATCTTTTGCGATGGTTTTCAATTGCCGCACCCAGTTTCCAGTAAAAGTAGGCACACCAGAACTTTTTTTGTAAAATTCAGTATCTGCATACACGTTGTTGAATCTACCATTTTGCGTGGGACCCATGTCAAATCCCACAAGATAAATCACCGTGGCGCCATCCAGTGCAGCTTGACCCACAGCCACTGGACCTGAACTGAAACCAAAATACTGTTGCGGAATTCGGTTGGCGCCCAAATTGTTCATGGGTTTCCTAGTGTAGTGAACATGCGTTTGACTGTAGCCTTCCTGTTGTATGCGTTCACTGATGGGTTGATCCGTACTGATCAAAACGTCAGGCTCAAATTCTCTATAGATGGCATTGCACCCATAAACACGGCCAAAAGTTTTTAGTTGATTCAAATCCACAGGGCGTCTACTCACGCCATTGCCCAATACAAATGCCACGGTCATAAAAAATCCTCCCAGTATGTAGCTGGGAGGATTACAAAAGGTTACAAAATTAGCTGGTAACCTTGTCAACTTGTGCAAGTTGTAGTGTGCCGTTTGGTGCTTCGGCACTGTTGATGACTTCAGCGCCAGACCATGTCACGGTGCCTTCGTCTGTGAAGAAGTTCACAGGGTAGAAGTTTTCACCAGATTGAATGTTGACACCAAGGTTGCTGTCGGCATAGGTGCCATAGGTCATTCCGTTCCAGTCACGTACCCACTTGTTGGTAATGTAGCTGGCATACACAGCAGAACTGTCGCCCACACTGTAAGCAATGCTCATAAACCCTGCTGCAGGTGTTGCAGTGTTAGACAAAACACACACGCCAACTGGATATGCTTCGCCTGAGCCCGAACCCACGGCTGTGGCAGTAAAGATATCGCCCACGGTTACACCAGTGCCAGCACCAACTGCTGCCCAGTCTGTTGTGCCAACTGTGCTAACTTGATATGCTTGCCCAACAATGAAACTTTCATCAGCTGTGGTGGAGGCTGTGTAAGCAACCAGGAATTTGTGGCTACCTTTCTGACGAATAATACGTCCAGCGCCTGATGTTGTGTCTGTTCCATCTGCCAACAAAATGTTAACAACCGCAGCAATTTCTGGAAATGTTGTGCTGGCTGTACTAGTTGCTGGGGAACCACCAACTACACCAATAAAGTCTGTTGCGCTTAGAGTACCAGCACTGTTATAAACTGGATTGGTCAAACTGCCAAAGTTGGGATAACCAGCGTCGGTCAACACGTTTTGGTTGTATGTTGTAACCACTGGATTGCTACCTGATACTGCGGTACCAGAACCAATGTTTGTTTTTTGAATTTTTAGAGCTCTTCCCATTTGATTTCTCCTTATAGAAGCCCAATGCGGGTTCTAGCCGCTACGCAGGGGTTAACTGCATAAAACGCCGTATTGCGTTGACTTGTATTTATGGAAAATATAAAATAGTCAGTTGCCACCGCGTAAATATTGCCATGAATATTCCAGACATAATCCAGCAAGGCAATGACTATCGTGCCCAACACGAACCTGAAAAGTCTTTGAAATGCTACGCTCAGGTCCTGGTAGAAGACCCTGACAATGCCCCAGCATTTTGCAACTACGGCAATGTCATGCGCGAGCTTGGCCATCCCGAGCGTGCCATACCATTTTTACAACATTCCGTTTTGTTGGATCCCTCTAATATCACTGCTCAATTCAATTTGGCAGTGGCATATCTATTGGCAGGAGATTATCAGCGCGGTTGGGCGCAATACGAAACTCGCTGGAGGTTTGAACATCTTGCTGGTACTGAACCAAAGTACGTTCAACCTCGCTGGCGCGGAGAAGATCTCCGAGACAAGACTATACTTGTGGTAGGCGAACAAGGTCATGGGGATTGCATACAATTTTCAAGATTTATTTTCAACTTGCATGCCATGGGTGCTCGAGTCAAACTCCAAGTCACCGACGGCTTGATTCCATTGTTGGGTGCCAGTGACATTATTCAACAAGTGGGCAGATATGATGAAGACATGGGCGAGTTTGATTATTGGATTCCCATCATGAGTATCCCAGGCATACTAGGTATAACACTTGATAACATTCCCAAAATTCAAAGTTATCTCACTGCACACCCGGCCTTGTTCAAGGCTTGGCAAGAACGTCTGGGTCCAAAAACTCGCATGCGTGTGGGTGTTAGCTGGAGTGGCCGCACGGATTCCTGGATCCATCAACACAAGAGTGTACCTTTCCCCATCATACTTGACATGATTCGATCCAATCCTCAATATGAATGGGTCAATTTGCAAGTTGATGTTGATGACCAACAAGCTGCTGAGTTGGCAGCGGCTGGCGTGACTGCTTATCCCAACAGTATCAGCAGCTTTGCCGACACTGCTGCTTTGCTCATGCACATGGATGTTGTGGTTTCAGTTGACACTGCTGTGAGTCACTTGGCTGGCGCCTTGGGTAGACCAACCTGGATCATGCTGAATCAATATGGACAAGATTGGCGTTGGCTCCTGAACCGAGACGACAGCCCTTGGTACCCCACTGCAAGACTGTTTAGACAACCCAAGCGCGGAGATTGGACCAGTATCACCAAAAAAGTTGGCCAATTCCTTTCATGGTTCAAGGTATAACTGCTGTAATATAAATACCGTTACAATAGTAATTTATAAAATAGGTCGTTAAACCCATTATATCTGCCTGTGCTCCTCCTTGCCTGACCGACCTGGATGCACAGGCTTTTATTTGACCAACAAAAAACCTGCCGAAGCAGGTTTTTTGCCTTCCCATCCCTGGGTAGGATTCTCTGATTAGGAGAATGAAAGGTTAGACACAGCGATCTCGCCAACGTAGTCACCAGCATTGCCGAAGCTGCTAGCGGTGTTGGTCAATTCGATGTAACCAT